TTGTTTCTTAAGTAGGTAGCACAGGAACGATCTCCTGTACACATATTCTCTTGCTCTGCTTGGTTTGTTCAGCTCATGCTCTTTGATGTGCTCAATTATTTGTTCTATCATTGTAAATTATTCCTATAATCATTACTACTGCTCCCACTACGCAAGTGAAGAGTGCCATTTTCGCTTCTTCTGCCATGTTGTTTATGCTAATTTCTTTTGGTCTACTGACTTGAATATCTCAGATGCTGAGTCAATCCTTCCAGTAGCCTTAATGAAGTCAATCTCCACCTTAGCTGAGTTGATAATCACAGAACCTATCTGAGCAACTGCTTTGGCTTTGTCAACCTCTGCTTTGATTTGTTCTGGTGTTAATGAGTCATCATCAATTCTTTCAAGTGATGCGAAGAGGTGGTCACGTAGATCACTAATTTTGTTCCTTGCCATTTATTTTACGGTTTAATTTTGCTGTCAATTTCATTACCTGTTGCAGCTCTTCAGGGTATCTTTGGATACTGTTATTATTTATGTTCTGTTTCATGGAGATGCACTCTAAGTTGCTTATATCCCAATTCAATGCGTTGCCATCCTTGAAGGTCACAATGTGCTTGGATGGTATTGGTCCATTGTGTTGCTCCCAAATCACTCTATGTATAAGCCTCCAGTATGAGTCTCTAATCTTGATGTATGCATATACTCTGTTGTTTTTATCTACTCTTAGATTGATAGTTCCTACTGGCTGAGTGTTGTGAGGCTTGATTCCTTTTTTAAACATGGTCCGCTTGACCTTATTGTACACCTCATCTGGCATCTTGACTCCTTTGTTGTGAGGAACAAGTCCTTTTTTATATTGGTGTTCTTTGCCTCTCTCAGATAGGTTACTAATTACAGCCATTGACTTAAGATACTCAGGTGTTTTTTTTATACCTAAATCAAAGGCTATATTGTACACTTTGCTTAGTGAGATGTTAAGGTCTTGAGCTATCACTTTTGAGTTCTCATGTGGGTAGCGTTCTCTGATGTGGTCCTTGAGGCTCATACCTCCTTCACTTTATATCCATTATCAATGTACCACTGGATGGTATCTCTCTCTTCATTAGGATAGTTCTCATCATATAAGCATCCATTCTCATCAATAAGGCAGTACCACCAAAATCCACCTTCTGGCTCAACACTATCCTCAAGCCAAACTCTGTATTGTTTACGTATCATTTCTCTTTTATTAGTGTTATTACTTCATTCCACAAGGTCTGAACTTCAATCGGTGCCAGGGCTTTGATTGCCTCTGCTGATTTGATTGCTTGTTCTTTGGCATCCTGTTGCCCATGCAGCTCAACTGCTGAGTTGTAGATGTTGTTAGCTTTGTTCTTTGGTTTCATTATTCTGATTTAAAGGTTTCGTTGTAGTATTGTTCAAAATTAGGTCTTGTTGGTTCTTCAGCTAATTCATTTGCGTGATAACTATCAAACCCATATTCAATTCCATTTTCAAAAGAATCAACTATTTGTTGCTTCTCCATTTCTTTTGCTTTATGAAATAACACATTATCAGGATGAATACTTTCAGGTAATAATTCATATTTAATCATTTGCTCAACCAACCACTCTACTGCTGTCTGTTTCATATTAATTTTTTTAAAAGGTTTCTCATTATACATTTTTGTTTTTCCAAATCTCAGGGTAAAATAATTTTTATCTCTTATGGACTTCATTCTTTCCTGACATTTTTTTACTAATTCTGCTGTCTGTTTCATTTTACTATAATTTCAGGGTTACTAACATTTCTATTTTCTTTTAAGTACTTAACTGCAGCTTCTATTGAGCTGTGTGTTTTATACGGAGACATTGGTAATACTCCACTTTTTTCATCATAAACATGTACATGGTTATTACAAGTAAATGTTACAACTAATTCACTTCCTAATATTTTCTTTTCTGTTGTTGTTTTAACATCCTGATTTAAACAATGAGCATACTTATTTAAGTTATCAAATGTTGCTCCTGATTCAGTCATGATATAGTTATGCTGAGTAGTAACTAAAGCTAATATTCCTGTTGAATCTCCAGTAACAAATGCAAAGATATTCTCATCTTTACCTAAACCCCTCATTTCTTCATACTCTTTAAACTCTTTTTCACTTTCCCTTGTTGTTAAAGTGTAGTTTTTACCTAAGCAAACATTCATTTGATACTTGCCATTTTTACTAATTTTTCTTAATGTATACATATATATATTTATTTATTTGTGTGATTAGATACAGAATCACACTTACTGTTTTTTCTTTATTTTAATTATTAACCCCGCAAATATGTCTGCCTTGACTTTTGCTTGACTCAGTGAGTCTGCTTTTACGGTCTTGTTGGTTTTCCTCCACGCTCCTTGAGTGTATACCCGATAGTGTATTGTCCACATTGTTTATTGTTTTTAGATAGCGGAAGTACAGGCTCTCATCAAACCTATCCCACCCGTTAATTATTGCTAAATTAATCATCCTATTACTCCTATGATAATAAGGAAGGTTGTAACTGCCACAATGAAACACCCCATTATTAGGGTGTCAAGTATTGCTTTGTGATTCTCATTCATGATTATAAGTTTTGAAGGTTAGCTTTGTACATCTCAAGTCTTGCAAGTGCACGTGCTTGTGTGTGTAGTCTGTTTTTGTAGCTTGCAACAAAGTCTGGTAGCATCTCAAACTTAGAAGCCATCTTGATGTTGTCTGATGTCAACCTGATACGAGTGATCATACCATCAATCATGTACTGAGCATCCTCAATAGCTTCATTGAGTGACTCACTATCTTGGATGTGACCATCCTCACAATACTTGCATTCATAAGATACATCATATTGAGGATCATTATCCCAAGTACTGTTGGTGTAAGTTCTGCCAGTTCCTTGGCACTCTTCACATTCTTTAATAAACTTTTTCATTTGCTTTGTGTTTTTGATTACCTTACAAATGTACTTAATTTATCTTAACTGCAAAAATTAATTAACAATTTGTGCAAAGATATTTATTAACATTGAATTGTTAATAACGCAAAAAGCCCTCCTAAGAGAGCTAATGACTATATAAATAAAGGGTTATTTCTTTTTAAATCTCTTGACTACAAACTTGGATGCCAAGGTTGCAATAGCTTTGAGAAACTTATTCTCAGACTGCACCTCTACTTTGGTGCCAGTCTCATCCTTTGTGATGTGCACATCTACTTTTTTACCATCATACTTAAGGTCATGGTTAGTGCCATCCTTGTGATACTCTATTTCTGCCTTGTTGGTCTCAATAATTAGATCAACTTTCTTAGGTCTGCCTACTTTCTTTGCCATATTAGAATTCATTTATTATTACCATTGATACCTTTGCTTGGTCTTTTGCCATCTTGACCATACGTTCATAGTCTGGGTTGTTGTTAAGGACCAGACATCCCTCTGACCATCCTCCTATCTTAGTTGCCACTTGTTGTGAGCCCTTGTTATAGGTTGCTCCATGTATGTTCATGAATATAATGTCACTCTTTATCTCTGTAGTTGGGTTGGTCTTACCATCAACGGTGTAGTCTCTTCTGTATGGTATGCCTTTTACCTGCCTTAGAGCCTCCATCTTGCCTCTATGCAGTCCATAGGCATAGGAATCATAGTTCCACTGGTCAGCTTCCATTACAGCCGTTCCTTTGTTGCCCTTATTAGTGGTACATGAAGTGACAAACTGGAAGTCTGAGCCCTTGAATATGTACACCTTGTCATCAAAGAGGTCATTAGCATCCTCATTAGACCGCACAAATAACAGCCACATGTCAGTTGGTGTCCAAAAATAAGATGTTAAGCCCTGTACTCTATCAAGTAGTTGCTTGTCAGTGTAGTTTTTAACGTTGGTCATTGCTTTCTACTGTTAATTGTGATAAGGTTGCCGCCACAGTACCTGCAGTGATTGCATATCCACTCAAGGTCACTACTACTGCAGGCAGGGCAATTGGGGCAGATATGATTACACCTGCCACAGCTCCGATAATGATTGATATTTTCTGTACTTTCCTCCAGAACTTGGGAGTCTTAGCACACCATCTTTGTTTTATGCTCATCTTGATAATTGTACTTCTATTAATTTCTTTACTGACTGAGTCAGCTCAGTGATTTGCTCTGCAAGGTGCTTGATCTCAAGCTGAGTCATTTTCTCAATGGCTTCATACTTGAACCTTGACTCATTGTCTACCAGTTCAATCTTACCTTTGAGCCTTCCTTGAGTCTCAATAATTTTCTTTTGTTCATCTACCACTGCCCTAAGGTCTGTGTGTAGTGCTTTAAGGAAGTATCCTATCACTGACATTAGTACTGTTATCACAGTGAATGCTATCTCATTGAATGCCATTACAATATCAGTATTGAGTTGTTGTATCCATTCTCTCTCATCCCACCACATGGACATCCACTATGGCACTGCCCCACACAATTACAATCACATGCATCAATCATAGGTCTAAGGTCAGTATCTCTGTTGGTAGGGTCTGTGAACCCAGGATACAATGCTTTGTTAGCAATCAAGTACCTGATTAAACGTTGCTCAAAGAATGAAGCCTTCTGTGCGTAGTGCTCCATGCCGAATGCAACCTCACCTCTACCTACAGATGTTGAGAAGTCACCGAACTGCTGTTGCAATCCTTTGTTCTTAAGTTGGTAAGTGAGCCCAAAGATAGCATCTTCTGCACTTCTCCAAGCTATCACTGGCTGTATGAACACAACAAGTGCCTCTTCATCTACAGTCAAGGTCTGAGCGTTGTATGCAGTAAGCAGATAGTTGTAGTATGTTGTTCCTAAGATAGGCATTATTCTCAGCTGTGCCTGTGTTGCTATGTATGGAGTAACATCAGTCACATCCACGTTGGCTGTGATAGGTGTGTTGGTCTTAAGGTAGGTCTCTGTTATAAAGTAATTCATGGTGCAGGTGTTTCTGTTGGTATGATGTCACCACCTTCTATAGGAGGAAGGGATGCAAGTGCTCTGACTTCATTAGGAGTCATTGCATTCAATACTTTGGTAGCTACAAGTGGACTCAATGAGTTGATGGCATCTGCTGTCTTGGATGCATCACCCTCTATCTCTACGATAGTCTCATTGATTATCTGGAAGTTGTTGATCATGTACTTGCCTGGTATCTTAGCCAGGTGAAGGAGCTCATTTACTATCTCCTCTACTTGGTCTCTCAATGGCATCACTACATTTTTCTCAAATACAACGTATGCCTGCTTGATATCAGCACCACCACCAAGTGCTCCTGTGGTCCTTACACCCATAAGGATAGGGTCAATGGTGTGTGAGAAACATATCTGCTCAGTGTTGAGTGCAGATGCCTCATGGAAGAGCTTATCATTGTTGTTGGTAGGTAGTGCTTCTATTTTTGGTAGTTGGTCAGCATTGTTAGCAAAGAATGCCACAGCCTTACCAGCATTAGCAGCACCTTTCAACCTATCAATGGTGTTCTTAATCATGTGTTTCTCCTCTTCACTCTGTGGTCTCTTAGGGAACATCATGGCAAAGGATGGGAACACTGAGTTTTGGATGTTACTTTTAGCAAAGTAGCTTAGCTCACCACTAAGGAATGCAAAGTTTAAAGCAGAAGTATATTGTGGCAAAGAATACCACTCCTGACCCAAGGTCATTATCTCATAAACATATAGTTGCTCAAGGTCTCTGTTGGTAGGATGCGCCCTCTTGATAGGTACTACATCAATACGAGCTGACCAGTCATCACAAAGGAAGTATGTTATCCTATCTCTGGCTACTCTGACCTTCTCAGGTGATACATTGTAAATCTTATACAGCTCCCCTTTGTCATTATAGCATAGCTTGAAGTACACTCTGTGGTGAACAATCAACTGCTGAGCTATAGCCTTACTGGTCTTGTTGAGCTTCATCTTTTTTTCAAAGGTGTACAGCTTCAACTTATCCTCAC